GAACTCCAGGGGATAGGTTTACGGAAAACGACCTATCTCTAAAGCTGGCTGTCGAGTGCGGCCCTGGTAGTGAAGGCAAGAAGCGTATTTGCCGAGCTATCAAGGTTTGTATTCGAGAGCATCACGTTCTGTGGAAGTGGAACCGACCGAGGGAGGGAGAAGCATCTTTAGTTTGCTGTGATGCCTCTCAGGTGATGGAGGTTCTGAATACTGAACGCAAACGAATGTACAGGAATGCAACGAGACTTGGACGTAAGAGCATGTGTCTCGATGAGAGCAAGCTAAGTGCCGAGGACTCGAAGCGTTATCGAGCGATGCAGGTGGTCGCCACAATGAGTGGCAACCTCAACAAAACCCAAACCTTGACTAAGTTGGTTAAGGACGGGAGTGCGTTGATTGCACCGGATGAGTCAAAGATACTTGCACTTATGAGTAAGTGACTCGACATGACTGGCCCAGACCCGTTGTGACAAGACGAGACTCGGCGTGGCAAGACAACACAAGACTTCCTTATACCTTTTTACATGACCGGACGGGACAAGACATGACGTGACTCGACGCGACGGCACTCGACTCGAATCGAAGCGAAGCGACAGGATATGACAGGACAAGACGTTCTAATAAACTTTCTGCACGATGGGACTTGACGGGACAAGGCCAGATGTGGCGTGACGGGACAAGACGGGACACGGCAAGACTTTACAAGACTTTCTTATAAATTTTCTACGCGACGAGAATGGACGCGGCGTGGCGTGACTTGGCGTGACGTGGCATGACAAGACAGGACTTCCTTATAAATTTTTTACTTGACGGGATGGGACTAGGCGGGGCGGGACCAGACTCGACGTTACGTTACGGGACTCGACCGGAATAGCCCAGACATGGCAAGACTAGACGAGACAACACAAGACTTTATTAAACTTTGCAATAGATGCAACCAAGAACACTCTGAGGTAGGGGTTTGTCCCAATTGTGGGTGTCCTGAATTTAGAGTAAAGGAGGACTGAGATGAAGCAAAAGGATTTAGTTTTGTCCCATCTGATGAAGGGGACGATTACATCAATGGAGGCTTTCCAGCTTTACAGCATAACCCGTCTGGCTGACAGGATATTTGTGCTGCGGAAGGATGGGTGGAAAATCTCCACCAAGACAATCAAAAGTAACGGAAAATCTTTTGCAGAATACAGATTGGAGAAACAGGATGAACAAGCACCAGTTCAAAATATGGTTGGAGAAGGATCACTTCGCGTGTTTTCAGAACGTGAAGAGCTTTTTTAATAAGATGGACGAAGATGAGCGGAAGCGGGTTTACCGTAAATGGTATGCGATGCTGAAGCCCTACGATGAAGGTTGGGCAATTAAAGCTAGTTCTCTCTTGATGGAGGACTCTGAGAATCTCTACCCCCAAGACCATCCGGCACGGATTGCGAATATCTGCCGAAGGCTTCAGCCCAGAGCAAGGGACGAAACTCTTGAGACACTTGACTGCATCACAGAAGAAGAACGTGAGGAATTAAAGAAGTGGCCCCAGCTTTACCCACACATCGCCAAGATGCTGGGTGAACTCGGTGAGATGAAAGATATAATCAACCTCGAAAGGTCGCAAATTACCAGCGATAGACTCCTTCGTAAGTTTGACGAAGATGCCAAAGAAAGATTGGATAAAACCGCAGAAATTCTAGCCGATGAGTGCCACAAGTACTGGTTGGAGATAGAATCGCACAGGAATCCCTCTATATCGCCCCCTGTGAAGACTTCTCAGCCCCATTTGACTACGGACACCCCTTCGGACGATAGTGCGTCAGAGGTCCATCCAGGGGCCTCTATGACAGTTGAGGATGTTGAATCTTTAAAGCAGACGCTAATCGACCTTGACGGCAAAGAGGACATTGCGTTCTAAAAAAGTCATGGGAACCATCCACCTCAAATACTGCAATCACTGTAAAAAAGCCGGTGGGGTTACAGAGTTCTACTTCATGACCAGTTCGCAAAAAAGGTCATCGGAATACAGACATACTCCTATAGATTTGTGCGCTGAGTGCGCTTCAGAAACTCTTAAATACCTAGAAGGTTTAAATAAATATAAATGTCTAGGAATAGAAGATGTGAATGTGTAAATAATTATTTTTATTTACTTACACATAACCTAATAAGGACATTATTAAAAGACATTATATCAAGGGCTTTTCAAAAGAAAAGGGGTGGCAAGCTGGAGGAAAACTCACCACCCCTTCAAGGAGAAAAGATGCGAACCACAATAGATAATACACCCGTTTGTTTGGCAATCCATGAATTTAGACAAGATAAAAATAGGTAAAAAGCTGTGGTCTAAGAAGAAAGGTTCTTACGGGGAAGTGGTCCGCGTGGGGAAAACAGGATGGATCACTCTTAGGATTTCTGGGAAAATTGAAAGAGTCTGGCACACAGACTTAAAGACACGCAAACCCAAGGAAATAGACTTTACGCTTTTCGAGGAACTGGGCGTTGAGGATCAACGGAAGGTACTCAAGGCCAGCAACTACTGCGATTTACCAATTCACGATGTCATGGTGGAACTAGGACTATCGAGAAAATGAAACTACTGCTGATCGAATGGATTGACGCTTCAGTAGTCGGGGACCAGTGGACGGATATAGATGACGCCCGTTCTCTCGCAGCCGATGAACCGTATGTTTGCAAAACTGTTGGGTTCTTGATTGCGGAGCAACGGATTGGAACCCCGCAGCACACAATTTATCTCACAATGACTGACGGGGGAGAAGAAGTCGGCCCGCAGATTGAGATACCTGTCAAAACAATCACTTCACGGAGGGAGATTGATGTTAAAGGACGAAATAGCGAAGAATGTTGAATTGGCTGGGAGTAAAAACCTCACCGATCAATTGACACCTGCTCAGATGCGCGACCTCAAGGAGTTTGCAAAGATAGCTAAGAATGATCCTAGCTTTGTAGAGTCTCACGGGTGGGAAGGTATTGCGAGGTTCTTTCGTAAGAAATGGAAACGAAAGAGACTAGCTGCCAAAACACTCCGCGCTAACGTGAGTAAGTTAAATGGCAAACCTTAAACGCCAGATTGACAAGGATCAGGTGAAGGCAGAGGAATTAAAACTCCTCAAAGCTCGAATCAAAGCCAAAGATAAACTTCTTGACCAGTACGAGAAGCAAATCGAGGACTTGAGGAAAGCTAAATACCGCCTACCTAAGTCACGTAAAGCTCGTTCAAGTAAAGCAGATTACGTTCGGCTTGTGGTCCCAGACACTCACGGGTGCTTCGCAGACCCCCAGGCATTACGAGCATTCCTAGATGATGCCAAGCATTTAAAGCCTAAAGAAGTAGTGTTGCTGGGGGATCATCTGGATTGTGGTGGGTTTCTTGCCCAACATCACACTATGGGATACACCTCCGAGGCTACATACACATACGAAGATGATTGTGCAGCCACCAATACATTCTTGGACGAACTGCAAGGGTATTGCCCCGGTGCTGATTTTCATTACCTCGAAGGCAATCACGAAAGACGTATCGAGAAGTATTGCATTACCTCCGCGATGCGGTCAGGGGCACCTGACATTAAAAAAGAAGCGGAGCATCTACGCCAGCTTTACGCGGTAGAAGAAGTGCTTTGCCTAGATAAGAGAAAAATCCCTCTTTACCGGCAAGGCCAGTTCTATCACGGTCTTGGAGTTCCAGCGACCATTAAACTGGGTAAATGCCACTTCACTCATGGGGTATCGACCTCCATGAACGCAGCAAAGACTCACGTTGAACGATTTAACGGGAATGTTTGTTATGGTCATACCCATCGTTGTGATAGCTTTACCATCAGAACTGTCTCTCAGGGAGTGATTGGTGCATGGAACCCAGGTTGCCTATGTGTCTTACAGCCCTTGTACTTACATCAGAATGTGTCAAATTGGGCTCACGGCTGGGGGCTCCAAATTGTTACATCATCTGGTGATTTTCTTCACATCAACATCCCGATTATCGAGGGGAAAAGCTACTTTGTCTCAGTCGCAGAAAGGCTATCGTGAACTCATTTGACCTGCAAATAGGGGGAACCCATTATTCAAAATATAAAATTCAGCTTACAGAGTTTTTGATCGCTAACGAAATACAGCACGGTGAAGCAAGTGTGTTTAAGTACATGCTTCGCCACAAGGACAAGGATGGGATCAAGGACATACTTAAAGCTATACATTATATTGCGATGATAGTTGAAAAGGTTTACCCCGATGAAAAAGAAATCCAAGAAGGACTCCATAACGTCCTTAAAGAAAAAGGCGTGGTCGTTATTAAGCAAGGCAATACGCTTGGAGTCAGCTAGAAGCGGGATATGTAAGTGCGTTACTTGCGGATGCAGTAAGCCTTGGAAAGAAATACAAGCAGGGCATTTTGTCGGAGGAAGAACGAATGGAATTTTATTTGACGAACGTGGTATCTTCCCCCAATGTTACGCTTGCAATGTATGTCGTCAGGGTATGGGGCCGGAGTACACGGTCTTTATGCTTGAGCATTACGGACAAGGTTTGGTAGACGAGTTAATCCAAAAACGCCGACAAGCAGTAAAGTTTACCGCAACAGAATTGAAAGAAATGATTGAGGGCTATAAGCTCAGAATTAAGGAAGCTGGAGGAACATTATGATTGAGATAATTCAGGAATACCGAGTGCTTGTGGTTATCGGAGGGTTGCTT